CATTGCATAATCAGTAATAAGAGGATCTCTCAATCCTGGTATTGCTAGCAACTGGAACTCTGTCGCGCTCTTGTCTGCAAGAACATCAATTGCTTTCTTGTATGCAACAACAGTTGGACCAGTAAACTTGCTGGCATCAGTCTCATCATTTGCCTCACGGAAAGCAGCAACATTTGTTAACTCTGCTTTTTGCTTGTCAAAAATGTTGACACCATCAAAACCACCCTGCATTAAGCAGCGGAACTTAAGAAACTTAACGTTTTTACCAACACTAGCTGCATCGCTTAGAGTAATAAATTCTTTAGAACCAGGTGCAACACTATCACGTGCATAAACTGAAGTTGACCAGTCAATATTTGACTTATCAGCAACAGCAATCTTTTCTAAAGAGAAGATCTCGCTTGATAACTTGCTTGCAGCAGCTTCACCAGTTGCTGCCATATCTGGAACAAACATTGTCCAAGACTTTATTGAAGGATTAAATCTAATATCGTTTAGCTCGCTTTCTTTCTCTTGCTTTGCAAACTTAACTCCCCAAGAAATCACCTCAGAAGCTTCTGTGTTTAAACCGCTAGTTCTAGTAATGTTTTTAACAAGTGGAAGTGGAAGCACAGCTAAGGTATCGAGAGCAGTTGCTGGCAAAGCTGAGTTTTGTCCTGAACCATTGTCACCACTTTCAGACAAAATGTCAGCGCCTGCTGAATTTATTGTTCTATACTCGCTAAATCCTGCAACTAGTGTTGTGCGATCAACTTCACCTAACTCTACCTCAGGAGATAATTCGACTCGAACATATTTGTTACGAACTTCATAATCACCTTCTTCAACTAGCTTTTGCTTACTTGATGCTCTATTAAAGTCGTAGTACATGTGCTTTGTACCGATAACTCTACCAATAAAGTTTTTGCTATTTGGATCTAAAGTGAGTCTTTTCCAAGCAACTAAAGCTGCACCACTTATAGGATCACTATAGAAATCCTCTAGAGTTAAATCAAATGTTCCGAAGTCGCTTGTTGAAACAGGAGCTGCTATGTTAGATATTTGAATTCTAAATCTATCATTTCCTGTTTCACCGTCGTCAAGTGCATGAAGTTTAAACAGCTTCTTGTTAAGACCACCAAAATCTTGTGAAACAAACCAGGGAGAACATGCTGTTCTAAATCTTGTATCATATGATTCAAAATCAGGAATTATAGAAGTTGCTGTTTTTGGATCTCCAGAAGTATGCATGCAAAAAGCTGCTCTATCTAAAGTTGCAGGAAAACCAGAGCTAGCAGATCTTACTACTCCGCTAGCTGAAGGGACTGCTTTTGACTTATCAATATCCCAATGCATATGAAGGTAGTGACCGCGACTCTCTATTTGAGTTGGATCTGTATTCAACACGTTTGCAAAGTAATTGACATCTTCAGGATTAAAAGAGCAAGAGAAGACCTGAGGTGATCCTTCTGAATCTTTACCTACTCTTGGATTAAAACCATTCAATATAAGCTTAAAAGACTGGTCGCTTTTAACAACACCTACTTCATAACCTTTAAGGTCAGTCACGTCGACTCCAAAAGGATGAATACCTGCTCCATTTCCTACTTCTTGAACTGTGAATGATCCTGGAATTGTAGTATACACAGAGTGAGTTGTATCAAGTGCTGGCACAACACCTCGAGGTGTCATTAATAAACCACGTATTATAGGTGCTGTAGCTGTTGCAAAGTCTTCTACAAAAATGTTTGTAACATTAGAGACAACTTGTCTGTTACCACCAGTTCCTCCATCAGCTTGTGTTAAAAATATAGTACCTACATCGTTGCCGTTGTCAGTTTGTGCAACTGTGATTTTGCCATTGTGATCTCCTCCCTCTACTTTAGACTTAAAGTCTGCATAGGTATCGTCAGCATTAGCACCGATAACAACAGCAGTATTTCCTGCTTGAACATTACCAACGTCGGCGAGCAGCTGAAATTCGTACGTTACAGAAGTTCCGTCTGTTGAAACTAGTGTTATGGTTTGGCCTGCGTTTGGATTATTACTATATAAGAACCTTGCTGTAGCGTCTGTTGTCGACGAACCAGCGAGACCTGCATCTTGCAAGAATGTGCTACTTGTTGCATCTCTCATAAAGCAGCCTAGGAAGTGAGTTCTAGCAGCACCTGCAGCGCCTGCCTCGTTTCCATTGTTAATTAATGCATCCAAGTTTTCTTGAAGATCGTTGTTTTCATCGTGCGTGATTTTGTCACCGACAACAAAACCCGCACCTGCAACAGTTTTGTCACTGTTCATTCTACCTTCACTGTCACCAACACCTAGGACTCTAAGGAATGTGCCTGCTTGAGCATTGCGCATCCATTCGTTTAGTGCGAGAGGACCAAAGCGATTTGCATTGCTCTCTTTGCTTCTTTCTTGTATTGAACCGAAGACTTCACCGAACTGCTGCATGTTCGCAAATGTCTTTGGAACGAAAGCAGGACCGCGCTTTGCCTGCCCAATAACAGCAGCTGGAACACCTACAGGGAACACTTCGCGCTCTCTGACTCGGGATAAATCTAATTCTTTGAGTGATACTCTTGCTGAGCCTTGTCCAGCCATATCTATTATCTCCTATTCTTGAATCTTAATTCTTGTATATTAGGGAAACTCAACGCCTGCATTGGTAATTACGAAATCAATCGCAACAAACTCAATTGCTCTTGTTGGAACGATAACTATTCGACCATTTAATCGATTGTTATCAACATCTTCTGAAGTGTTGTTTGTATCATCCATTATTACTCGGAAATCTTCAATTCCATTGGCTGCGCGGATTGATGACAAACTGTTTGCAGCAGCGCTTATAAATCTATTTCTAGTAGATGAATTATTCTGCTCGAAAAGCAAGCCCAATGCTTTTTGTTCAATTTCACGCTTAACCTCAAGCACTAGCCTTCGAACATTTACTCTATCAAGAGCAGTTCTTGCCATTTGTGAAGTCTTTTGACCAAAGATAACAAACTGCTTATTTGGGAAATTTGCAATAGGATTAATTCTAGCCTCATAGAGTGTATCACGATCTGCTGCGTTTAATCTTACACATGTAGATGTAATTGTATCTAGGGCTCCACGAGAAAATCCAGCAGGAGCAAACCAGGGTGATGAAATGCTATCTGTTTTAGCTAGAGCTCCTAACGCAATAATAGAACTTGGAACTCTAATTGATCTACGACTAGAAATCGCAGCCTCAGCAGGATCACCGCTGTCTAAAACCATTGAGTCTGGGAAGTATGCTGCAACATAACTAGAGTTAAGCTCTCTCAAATCAAATCTAGATGAAGTCTCTTCGACGTCTGCACGTGCTGAAGCTACACCCTTCTCGCTAACAAATGTTCTTGTAGCGTTTTTGTCGTAATAAGGTATATCCATCAAGTAGATTGCTTTTCCGTATTCTTCAACTCTCTGCTTTGCAAAGTCTGTTATGAATGCATCACGAATGCCAGGAACTACAAGAACGTTATGATTAACAACCATCCCGTCTGTCATGAGTCTAATTGCATTCTTAAAAGAAGTAACAACGTTGTTTGTATTCTCAAAACCTTGCATCAAAGCTTCTTTTGCTACAGTACCACCAATTGTAGTATTTGCTGTTCCTTTTATCGCACTTAAGAAGCCGTCGCTTGAAGCTTTACCACCTTCAGCGATTGCTGAACCCTTGTCAGTCATGTAATAAGAGTCACTGTCGAAGATGTTTAGACCATCAAAACCGCCTGAGAAAGGAGCAGTAAACTTAGCTGCTAAACTGTATTTATTAAACTTAACAGGATCCTCTGCTAAGAGCTTGGCCAATGTAACAGTTACAGCTTTTTCTAAATCGGTGCCATTATTATTGATATCATCTTGCTGCAATCTCATATTAATTGTATGTGTTGCTGCATCATAAATTTCCGAACTAGGGTCAGCATTTCTAATGTAAACTGCATCCTTAAACACGTCGTTTACTGTACCAGATACACTATCCATATCAGGTTTATTGAGAGAAACCTTTGCCAAAGAGAACTTATTATTGTTGTGTGAATCTGAAAGTGTACCAGACGTTTTAACAGCGGAATCAGCGCCCATAAACTTTAAGTAGTTAGATAAAAGCTCATTAAATTCATAAGTCCCGCCGTTTGGATTATCAATGTCTTTAACTCTTCTTGAGTTCAAACCCCAATAAAGATTTAAATCAACAGACTCGGTCGCACTAGCTTGTCCAGTAAATGTCTGTGCATAACTAGCATTGGTCTTAATTGATCCTTTGGTAACCTTAAATCTATAAGGCAGTGGAGGAAGCACAGAGTGCTCTAGATGTGTGTTAGTGAGTGAACCGCCGTCGTCGACGCCTGTCAAGTTATTAGTGTTATCGTTTAATCCATTTGCTTCAACGTTTGTACGAAGGGCTTCAACACCTCTAAAACCAAAAGGAAGAACAGTCTCAGGTACTTCACCTAACATAACATCACCAGATACAACGACACGAATTCGTGTTGAAACGTTTGCGAATGCACCTTCTCTTACGAGTCTCTTTTCGTTGTCATCGCTGTTCTTGTATGAGTAATAAACTTTTTGATCACCGATAACACGACCAACAAAGTTTTCTGCGTCTGGATTAAGAGAGCAATTATTGTAAGACTCGTAAACAACAGGTGATTCATCTGAATCTCTTAAATCTCTTACCGCAACGCTAAATGTTCCAAACTTATCTGTAGGGTCTGTTGAAGCTCGCAAATTAGAAATAGACACCTTGTACTTGTCGCTAGCATATGCGCCATCATCAAGTGACTCAAAGTGAAAAAGATCATACTCCTTTGTACCAAAAGGTTGTGAAATAAAACTCGGAGTTTCAGGAGCAATAAATGCACTCGAGAAATTACCAAACTTATCTTCATATCCTGCGGCGCCGTGAAGAACTGAAACTGCTTTGTTCACAGAGGATGCAACATCATCATCAACAGCAAAATGTGCATACAAGTAATGCTTTTCACTGTCTAAAGAAAGTGCATCTGTGTTTAAAACCTTTGAAATGTAGTCATCTCTGTCTGGGTTTAAAGAAACAACTTTTACGATGTCTTCAGCAACTGTACCATTGCTAAATTTAATCTTAAAAGTCCCGGCGCCGTCAATAGTTGCAATGTCATCAACAGCAAAACCAGCATCGGCATCGTTTTCATCAATAAAAACTGAAAAGTCTTTTCTTGTAAAAATCATTGCTCTGATAAGTGTAATATCTTGATTTAAATCTTCCGCTAAACCATCAACTAGGTTATTATCAAGTGTTATATTATGTGAATCGTTATCACTAAACAAACCTAGGCTAAGAAATTCAGACGCTGCTACTTCGTGTTTTGCAGCAATAAAATGAACTGCACCCTTAAGTTTTCCTACGCCGACGTCACCTGCGACATTAGTGCCATCTGTATGAGTGAGCTTAAATCCTGCATTTTTAATAACAGAGCCATCCCAGTGGCCTGAGCCGAGTGTTCTACAAAAGGTTAGCGCTCGACCGTTATTGCGGAAGAATTCTGCTGCTGCGTGACCGCTAAGCATTCTGCGATCTGGTTCTCCAAAAATGCGAATAAATTCGTCTTGGTTATATATTGTTGTTGGTACAAACGCAGGACCTTTTTTCGCAGGACCTACAAGACCAACTGGTGTCGCGTTATTTGAAACAACAGGTCTTTTAATGATTTCAATTTCACGTTCAAAGAAGCCTGGCGACTTAAATGTCTGCTCTGCCATGTGGTATCTCCTAATATCTAAATTATTTTACATAACCTAATTATGCGTGTATTAATCTATTTATTAGAATTTGAGATATTAAATATCTTTTCAGCATATTTTTGGTCGTATAACGTTTCTCCATTTGACGAAATAGAAGCCTTTATATTAACTAGTTCTCCTTTAGCATCACGTATTATTATTTTTTTAAGTCTTGATGCATCTGTACTTCTTTCACCAACGACTTCATAGACTTCGGAATTCTCGCTGCCAGCAATAAAAGCATTGTTCTTATCTGCTTCTTGAAGAGAGGAAAGGGATGCAAACGCAGGCAGTCCGACTTGTTGTGAAATGTTTCCGTCTTTTTCATTTTGTAAATGATCAAGTATTCTAGCGTCAGGATCGTTTGAAGCAATACCTTTAGCTTGCGGTGCTAAATCTTCATAACCAGACATAATATCAAAAGAAATATTAGGTGCGCTTACAATTGATTTAAGACTTAACTTACCATTGAAGACGTCTGGTGCAAGAATATAACCTGTTGTGTTAAGCGTTATACTGCATTTGACGAATCTTTCTTCGTTTGTAAAATCGTTATAACTAGCATCTTGACTAAAGCTCGAGTCAATAAATGCAGGAAACCAGTAACCCTTTTTACTTTCAATTCTAAACTGTTGCCCAGGGTTAATTGTGTATGCACTCATTATTGCTGTAATAATGTCATTCATCTGTTGTGTAAAAGAAGACCATATGGTTGCTTGGTATGTTGCACCAAAATATCTAACCGGGGGTATTTCGATTGTCTCGTATATGTTTTTTTCTAGCTGTGTCCCTAGATTAAACGACGTTTTTCTTTCTATGTTTGAGTGGGCAATATGTTGGAACCCTTCGAAGTTGTTTAACTGGCGCCACTCTGTGTTCTTGTCGTGTATTCTGCGAACCATAACCTCGGGAAACATCTGATTGTTTGCTACACCTTTTTGCGGTACTTGTTCTAGACCTGTTCTTGTAATAGAGATGAGTGGTAGAATAAGGGCACCACTTCTGTCTGTAAGTGGTTTGTTTCTTCTTAAGATTGCAAATCTTTCACCAGTAGCAAATATGACTGGGACTCTTTTTTGTTCACCTTGAATCTCATAGAAAAGAGGAATTTGACTGTTGAAAAGATTGAAGACTGCGTAGTCTAAGTCTTCTAGACCACATGAAGGAATAACATAGTCAGTTGTCCCGTTAGAACTTTCGTATCCTTGAACAATCGAGTCGTTGTCTTCTTTTTGCTTGTCAAATCTTGTTGTCATTATTCATCTCCATAAAAAGAAGATCCAGTATTGTTAATGCTTTTTTTAGAACCATCAGGAGCAACTTTTTTAGCGCCAGATATTGGATCTTCTAAAACGCCGTCTTTTCTTAATTGTCTGATGTCAGCGTCATTATTGCCTCGTTGCTGCTCAAACGTTGTTTGTATTGCGTTGTTGTCGAGATACCCTTCAGATGTAGGTCCAAGTACAGACTTAACAATATGATCAAGTCGGGCCTGCTTAGCATTTAATTTGACTGATGTTATTCTTTCAACTTGTCCAAAGATAAGTTTTTCAAATATAACTGATGTTATCTCAAAGAAGTATTCTCCATAAGAGATATAGTCGCCTTGTTTTACTTCTAGATTTCTATCTATTAAGTCTCTATTGTGCAAGAAAGCAGAAATTGTTTTGATTTGTTCATGTCCAAACTGAGTCGTCTTAACTTCAGAAGGTTGCCACTCAACTAGACATTCAACTTCAACAGGTGGGTTAAATATCTTATGTAAAGACTCTTCA